AATTCACGATGCAAGTTCAGACATCATGAGTCAGACTACACGTGACAAATCTTTTAAAGATAGATTACCTAGTGGTAACTACTTAGAGAATACTGCAAATCATTATGTAGTAGTCTTGGGTGATTCACCACAGACAGCTTTAATTTCTATGAAAGCGACTCAACTAAAAATTAGTCGTAAATGGAATTCCATTATGATGGGAATTAAATTGCAAGGTAAAAATGGTTTGTTTACTCCGCCAACATATAGCCACATTTACAATCTAAAGACTGTTCAGATGTCTAATGACAAAGGAACATGGTTTGGTTGGGAAGTGTCTAAGGTTGGTCCGGTCTCAGATCAGAATGTTTATGGCATTGCAAAATCTTTTGCTGATCAAGTTGGCAAAGGTGATGTGCAAGTTAAACATGGATCAGACGAATCAAAAACAGATTCACCATACTAAATAAAATCCTAGGAGTGGGCGTCGAAGCGAGAGTGGAAGCGCCCATTAAAAATTATGTTTGAAAAAATATTTAAAGGATTGGAACGTGCGCATGGTTGTACTAAAGTTACGGCACCCGCAGAAAACGGTGTCAAGCTAAAAGGACAATCATTCGTAGTACGTCAACCAGTGACCACGGAACTGTGGACCATGCATTTAAATGGTACTCAGAGTCTTGGTATTATACCTATTAACGAAGACAATCAATGTGTGTGGGGATGTGTAGACATAGACTCGTATGCAGGATTTGATCATAAAAAATTAATAGATAAAATTAAACAATTTAAACTGCCTCTGGCTGTGTGTAGGTCAAAGAGTGGTGGTGCTCACGTTTTTCTGTTTACAGATGAACCCGTATCTGCAGAAAGAATGAGAGACAAACTAACAGAAATAAAAACATTACTAGGCTACGGCGGATCAGAAGTTTTTCCAAAACAAATACAATTAAAATCAGCAGATGATACAGGTAACTTTCTAAACCTACCATACTTTGGTGGTGATAACACAACACGTTATGCATTTAGACAAGATGGTGAGGCTGCAACATTAGAAGAATTTTACACACTTTATAATGAAATAAAACAATACAATCTTGATTTTGTAAAAATAGAAAGACCTAAATCAGAATATGATGATGCACCACCGTGTATAGAACTTATGGCTATGAATAAAATACCAGAAGGTGTTAGAAATAATTCTATGTTTCATTTTGGTGTGTACGCTAAAAAGAAATGGCCTACAGAATGGAAGAGTAAGATGACTTTGTTTAATGCAACAGCATCTACTGTACCACTTAGTGAATCAGAAGTAGAGATAATTAAAAGACAACACGATAAAAAAGAATGGGGTTATAAATGTAATGATACTCCAATGTGTAATTTATGTGATAAAAAATTATGTAGAGAAAGAAAGTTTGGTATTGGAGAAGAGATAGTATTTCCTGCATTAACAGATTTACAAAAAATTAAATTAGAAAAACCATATTACTATCTTAACGTTGATGGTGAACGACTACACCTGGAGAACGTAAAATTTTTAAAACAACAAAGTTTATTTCAAGAAGCTGTTATGGAACAATTAGATTTTAAACCACCAACAGTAAAACCAAAAGATTGGGACATGATAATAAATCCACTAATGAAGAACCACGAACCAATAGATCCACCAGAAGGTGTGACTACACAAGATCAATTACAGAATCATTTAGAAGAGTTTTGTTTAGATAGACACATTGGTTCTGATATAAAAGATTTAAAACGTGGTGGTGTGTTAACTAAAGATGGTTATCATCATTTTATATTTGATAAATTTTACAATCAGTTTTTAATTAGAAAACGTTGGGACGTACCATACTCACGTACAGCACAAATGTTAAAAGAAACATGTAACTGTGATGACAAACGTATTGGTAAAGAAAGAATTTCTGTGTTTGTAGTTGCACAGTTTGATAAAAAAGAAGACGATTATACACAAAAAGAATTAAAACCGAAAGATCCATATTAATGAATCAGTTAGAATTATTTATTAAACCAGTTCAAAAAAAAATAATTAATAATGTTGAGTATGGTGAGGTTAAAATAGAAGATATTATGCCTAACATTTCTCCTAACCAATATATTTTACACCCAACTGGAGGTTATCATTATTTTTCTAAAATAAAAAAAGCACCTGAAAAATATAAAAAACCTATTTGGCCTTATATAAGCAGCACAACAGGAAACAAAACTGTGTTTGTTTCAATTTTACCTAACGTACAATTTGGAGGATACCCTACTGTTGGTTTAAAATGGAAAGACGGTTTTAAAAATAATAATACTATCGTAACACCACAAGTAATGCATAGAATTGTGGCCTTAGCTTATGTGCCAAATCCAGATCCTATTACTCATATACATGTTGCACATAAAGAAGATGAAAAATGTAATTATATACCAGAACATTTAGAATGGACAACACCTAGTAATAATCACAAAGGTAAAAAACCAAGAAGATCTTCTTACGAAGAGTTTTATGATTTTTTTGCAGCTCAAAAATGGGTAAAAGAATAATGAACGCAACAGATGATTTAATTTTATTAGTAGTTCTTACAGCTGCATGGATATGGGTAACTGTATGAGAACAATAGTATTAGGACCACCAGGCACAGGTAAGACTACAACTTTGTTAAACAAAGTAGATGACTATCTTAAAAAAACTGATCCAGATAAAGTTGGATACTTTGCATTCACACAGAAAGCTGCAAACCATGCAAGAGATGAAGCTATTAAAAAATTTAATTTAACAGAAGATGATCTGCCATATTTTAGAACGCTACACTCACTAGCATTTAGAAGATTAGGGTTAAAAAAAGATCATGTTATGCAACAAAGACACTACAAAGATTTAGGTAAGAAATTAGGTTTTCCTGTAACGTATGCAGACCACCAAGAAGATCAAGGAAGTATATTTAGTTCTGATAGTGAGTATTTAAGAATTATACAATTAGCACAACTTAGAAACATTACACCGGAACAACAGTTTGATTTAAATGAACACACACAAGATCTTGAGCGAAGCACATTAAGAATTATTGCAAATGAATTAGCAAGATACAAAAAAGAATATGTTTTAATAGATTTTAATGACATGATTTTAGATTTTACAAAATCAGATAAGTCACCAAAATTTGATGTAGTATTTATAGATGAAGCACAAGACCTGTCATTGATGCAATGGGATATGACACGATCTATTTGGAATAAAACAACAGATGCTTTTATTGCGGGTGATGATGACCAAGCAATATACAAATGGGCCGGTGCAGATGTAGATTCTTTTATAACATTACAAGGACAATACTTACCACTAACACAGTCTTATAGAATACCTGCTAAAGTACATGGTGTTGCAATGGGTATTATAAATAGAATTAGAAACAGAATAGATAAAACATGGCAACCTAAAGTTAATGAAGGTACATTACATAGACATTATACAGCAGATACAATTAATATGTCATCAGGAGAATGGTTAGTACTAGCTAGAACAAAACATTTATTAAAAGAACTAGAAGAATCTTTGTATAGACGTGGACTTTACTACACTTCTAAATATAGAAGAGGTACAGAAAAAGATTTACATGAAGCAGCTACAGCGTGGGAACATTTAAGACAAGGGCAGTTATTAAATTTTAAACAAATAGAAAACATATCTAAATACATGGGACCTAAACATTGGCATAAGAAAAAAATAAAAGGTATGGCTAAAGAATCTTTTTATGGAATAGATCAATTAGTAAACGATTATGGTTTACAAGTTAAAACTGTTTGGTATGAAGCATTTGATGATGCAGGACAAACTAAAGTAGATTATTTAAGAAAGATGAGAAAAAATGGAGAGAAGTTAAATGAACGACCAAGAATAGAATTGTCAACTATACATGGTGCAAAAGGTGGTGAATCTGAAAACGTTGTGTTGTTAACAGATCTAACAATAAATACTATGCGAGGATATGAAAGAGATCCAGATGACGAAAATAGATTATTTTATGTAGGTGCAACAAGAACAAAAGAAAACTTACATATAATAGAACCAAAAAAATATGAAAAAGGATACATGATATGACACACAAAGATATATTTAAAGGATCAACATACAATTCTTTAGAAGAGCAGGTAGGCGGGAAACATTATCGTTCTATGAAAATTCAACCCGCAGAATTTATAAATGAAAACAAATTATTTTTTGCAGAGGGCAATGCTATAAAATATATCTGTAGACATCAGTCTAAAGGAAAGAGACAAGACATAGAAAAAGCAATACATTATTTAGAAATGATACTTGAAAGGGATTACGATGCAGATACCTCTATTTAAACCACAAACAGAATGGCTAC